GTCTCGGCGGCCGTATGGATTATCTCCTCTAGGAAGGACCCGCTCAAATTTATAAATATGGGGTACTTGATTATAGATAGTTGTATTGATTTTACTATATAGGGGAGACGGGGTTTTGCGAAAACGCCTTTCTCGATAAAAATATTCAGTAAATTAACAATAACAATCATAATTAAGTTAGTGACTTTGTTTTATAAGAGGGTTTGTTTTGCCTGGTTGAGCTTGCCTATCATGTCCTGATGATATTTGATCTTCATGTCGATCAGGGCAATAATACCTGCATTATTAGGATCTCCACCGTTATGTTTAATGGCCAGCGCCTTGACGTGAGTTTTTGCTTTGATAACTTTCTCCGGAGAAAGTTTCTTTGATCGGCGATTTCCGCCGCGGCCTGATTTATAATCAGGATTATTAAAATCCTGTTTCGCCCTGGCCAGGGCGGCTTTACATTCCGGGGAATCCCATTCCATATCTTTCATGCGAGCGTAACACCCACCGCACATGCCGCGGTACGGCAAAGTCAAATTCGGTCTCTCGCAATTTTTGCACGTTCCTTTAATAGCCATAGGTTCTTCCTCCGTTACTTTTTTATATGGTTTAAAATCTGGGATCCAGCGATTGCCGCATTCACGGCACGCATAAAAATCATCGCAGATGTACACTCGGTTCGAAGCGCATTTCGGGCAGAATCTATCTATCGGCGGCATTCAAGACTCCTCACGTTATTTTTGTGCGCGGGGTGGTATCATCCATCAACGTGCCCGTTATTGTCCGGGAGATCACCGGGATCATTGACGGCCTCACCCAGTATGATTTCTTTCTTCGGTTTTTCTTCCTGCAGGAAATGCAGGTGTTTTAAGCCGCCCAGGACATTCTTGCGGAAAAACTTGTTATAATAGCCATTGATCTCGAACGGGACCTCTTCATTATTTTGCATCCGGAACCGGATCACGCCGACGTCTATCCTCTGACCCTTGTGTTTTATTGTTGCTGTCCCACCGTCGAATATCCCGATTACTTTCAATTCTTACACCTCCTGATCTCGCATGATAATGGGTGCTTCTTTAAATAACCCCAGACCGTTTGGGGGATGACGCCGCGCTCCAGAGCAATTTCCTGGATCATCAAATACTTTGCCTGGCCCGCCGAATAATGATCAGCCTTTTTCTCGATCTTCTCATTGCTGATATTAAATGTTCCGGCGTATGATTCCTTCTTGGCCATGCCATCACTCCATCTTATGAACGCGCGATATCCCCATACGGCGGTTTTTAATCGCCCAGTTTGCCAGCCGGATCCCGCAGATCAGACCAAAGAAGAAAATCAAAAAAATCCCAATTAGTATCAAAATCATTTCTGCCTCCGATGGTAATCCCGAATATTCAGCCAGCCCAGGTAACAGGCGATCAAAACCAATATGGCAAAAACAATATTCATCATTCCCAACCCTAAAAAACTAAGTATATTTGCCTCACAACTTACTAATTTATATTCGTTTATTCTGTTTCACCACCAAAAGCCCGCCGTGATTTTGCTCAACTCGCCGTTATTTTTCAAAACGGCATCAAATGTTCTTTGTTCTGAAATTCAACCGGAGCATGTTTCAATAACTCCCAGTTCAGTTGATCTATTTTAATCCAACCCATATGATACACTCTGGCCACAGCGTTAAATTTGTCCCATTTCTTTTTATTCCCTTTTTTCAATGCCTTTTTGGCTGCGGTCCGCGCAAGTCCTTCTCTATGCAACATATCAGCAGTAATTTTTTCATATTCCGTAAATATTTCTTCTATTTTCATTTTCTTCCTTTCCTGGACTGGTTAAAATCAAAATAACCAGTCCATCCACGGGATCGCCGTGTTCCATGGCTCCCCGTGATGTCCGGCGTTATTTTAACTACGGGACTAATATCCGATGCCCGTCATCGATTTTCCGATCGAACCGCGCCAGAATCTCGCGCGCCTCTGTAACCGATTGCGGCTCACGTCCCAGAAACACAATTTTCTTGCCGTCGATGAACATTGGATACTCTTTAGTCGGCGGATTCAGCGTAACATGCACCGATTGAACGCAGACCACGGCAAACACAAGAATAAAAGCGCAGATCCAGAATAGAGCGGAAAAAGAGATATGCAGATAAATGCCCGGCGTGCGTTCGTATATTTTCTTCAACATGATACTTCTCGACATGAGGTGCCTCGTTAACAGAATAATATCAGCGCAAAACTAAGCCCGGCCACGATCAAACAGAATACAGCGGCCAGCATCCACATCACATTATTTTCCGACTTAATCTCCGTCTTGTACTTCGTGATCGCCAGCGCGGCGACGTTTATCATCTGCATCCTTGGCCTCCTTTGCCAGAGCGCCCGCCAGCATCAGAAACCCGACGCCCAGACTGATTGACACAATTATTATTTCCAATTTCCTGTTCACCATCCTTTGTATATTTATATATAATCCTTCCTTCATGGATAACGCGCATCGCCATACGGCGCGATTTACTTTCAACCTCAGCAATAACCATTGCGCTCAACTCGTTCTCGCGCCATGTTCGATGATTCCAATGATTATTCTTAAAAACTTCCACCTTATATTTTCCGTCGCTCATGTATTTTGCTCCGTTATGATTTTCCCGCCGCGGGCGAGATAATCATCCAGTCTTGACGTATCCCGATCAGACAACATGAGACCGATTGCCTCTTCCAACTCATTCCGATCCGGCGCCAGACCGAAACGCTTTTGAATAAACTCGATCTGCCGTTTCAGCATCTTCAATTCATTTTCGAGATAATGTAGTTTTTCGTTTTGCGTCATTCCATCCCCTGTGCCTCATAAAACGCTTCATCATTCAAGCAGGATCCTTCCCATGCCAGGTGCGAACATAAATGATAACTGGTGCTCCCGTAATAAGCGCAATCCTTCTGCTTTAAAGGTTCATCCGGGACCGTGCAGTTTCCGTCCCCGTCACAAAGATTATGTTTATTTTCGATGCTCATTTCTTTTCCTCATCTTCCAGCGCCGGAAGCTGGCGGATCAATATTTTCAGGCGGCTGTTGATCTCCGAGATCTCCGCCTGGATATTCTTTTTAATTTTTTCAGATGTTTTTTTGGTCGGACGTTCAAACCCGAATTCATCGCACAGGAAATTAATGATATCGTCCGGACGGGATTCTTTCATAATGGCCGTCATGTGGCCGATGGATATATTCACATCAGTATGTTTAGGGGATAATGCCCGGGACAGCCGGGATTTTGCCGTTTCGATCTGGCAATCGGGATACAGCGCAGAGGCAATCTCTTTTTTTGTTTTGCCCGAGGCGATAATTGCCTTTTCCAGCGCGTCTTCCAGACTGTCGTAAAACAAAAATTGATTCACTTTTAAACCTCCATAAACTAAGTGTAGTTGAGTGTAATGCCCCTTTTAATGTAAAAAAAAAATCAAGAGTCGCGCACAGTGAGGTGATCGACATCTTGATGAACAATATCTTCGCCATAAAGTTCAGGCCAGAATTCGACCAGGGAAACGCCCAGCTTATCCACGATTTTTTTGTGCATCGTATAGGATTTTGTTTTCGCGTGAACAGCCGCGATTACCGCTTGGGGCGTAACACCAAGATCAATAGCGAGCCTGCTCATGCTGTAACGCCGGTCGTAAAGCATCTTTTTTCTATTGATTAAAAATTCGTTATGGTTTAGAGTTTTCATAATTTTTTTGTTTAGTGTTTCTGTAATAGCAAAATCATTGTTGTTGGAAAGATTAATAAAACAAAATTTGGTTTATGTCAAGAAAAAAAACGCATAATCAACGTTCGCGCGGCGCTGGCCAAAATCTGCAAAAAGGCGAAGGTTTATAAAAACGTGCACCCGCACACTTTTCGGCACACATGCGCCACGCACATGATGAGCGACCAGACCAACATGAGAATCATCCAGAGATATATGGGACACGCCCAGATAAGCACAACGCTGGCAATCAGCCGCTTGTCGGCTTAATTGCCTTGTTATATTGAGGGTTTAATTTAATGCACTTCCAGACACCGGAAAACATTTGTAAATATATGGTGAGCCTTTTACCAGAAGGCATAAAAACAGTTTTGGAGCCGACACCAGGCGAGGGCAATATCGTGAAAGTTTTAAACGGATATGCTGTTACTGCGCCTATTGATTTTTTTACGGTTGTTGGAAATTGGGATGCTGTTGTCATGAATCCGCCTTTTACGCCGATGGATATGGGTTATAAAATTCTTTTCCGGTGCATGGACATGAGTCCGGTTGTTATTGCTTTAATGCCGTGGCTGACGCTGATAAATTCGGAACGCCGCACCAATAAAATTATGGAACATGGTTTGAAATCAGTGACGCATTTACCTCGAAGCACGTTTAAAGGTAGTCGAGTGCAAACTTGCATCTTGGAAATTGTTAATGGCTGGGAGCAAGATTGCATATTTAGGGCAATATAACGGAAGTTTATACGCACGTCATGCTGGATAATCTGCGGACCGGAGCAAGCGGCGTTATCAACAGGATAACGCAATGATATCAATAGATTTGTCAACAATTATTTTGCAAGTAGCTGAAATCATTAGTAGGCGCGAGAACTCTGACTCCGTTTATTAAGGTTCGAATCCTTATTCCCCAGCCATAAAATCAAGCACTTAGGCGATTTTCAAAATCTGTTGTTTCTCCACGTTTCTCCACATTTTTGGGTGCGGCGGACGTGCGGCGAAGGATCTGATTAAGATTAGCATCTAATAATATCTTATAAGCGAGGTGTAGAACGTTGGATAATCTATGGAACGCGATAATTATACAGAATATTCTAACCGGCCAGACATCAAGATTGGAATATAACGCTGCCGACAACAGACCGGCCCAGACGGACAGGCAATACGGACAATCCAGCAATTCCTTGAAAAACCAATTAATTTCTTTTATTTTATTCCGCGTGCTATCAAAAATACGGGCATGGCATATAAGTTCAACCAGCGCTTCCGTGACGACAATCATCATCAGAATATCAATCATTGGCCAGTTCCTTGTATCCGCATTCCCGACATTTTATAAAAACATTCCCGCCGCAGCATCGATGATAATGCAACCTTACATTGCATCGCGGGCATAACCTATCAGACATTTCGCCCGATGCGGTATTATTCATTGCCCTGCGCGCCCGCGCTGCGGCGCGAATAGACGCGATAAACGGATATTTTTTTTCATCGCGTAAATCCATTAAAAATGACCCTCCGGGGTTAATACCTTTTCAAATTTCAGAGTTTTATAAATCGCATAAGAAAGATCCTCCGCTACACAGAACGGCTCTCCACGGCCGGACGAACACGTCACTGAATACTCCACCACATGCGCTTCCAGATTGATCGTAATATCATCAAAACTTAGATTCCCTTCACTATCGATTATAATTGCCAAATCTTTGCCGGCCAGATCGGCGTAACTTAGATCCACAAAATTGGCAAACAGCCCCTGCAGGGCGATAACTAATGCAGCCTCGGGATCCCGTTCATCGCAATATACCTTGGGAGTCGTATACTCCGGCCCCCAAAACTCTTCATATCCGGCATCATATTCGCAGGACACATAATTATAATAGCCATATTCCGGCGGGGCGGGATTGGAATCATCAAACCCGCAATACGCACCTGATAGATTTACCGGCGGCGTGTTATATTTATTTGTTACCGTGCGAAGGATTAGAGACAGCCCGGTAAAATCAACATGATAGACACGATACGTTCCGTCGCCAATGGTCTCGTTTTGATAAGTACATGCGCTCAGGGCTTTTGTGTATCGCAGCCAGGAATGCAGCGTGACGTAATTATTGACAATGGCGGTCGGCGACGTCCACGTTGAACCGTAATTGATTTTTAAGTCGCCGACATTATATTCTTCCTTTACTTCCCAGGCGAGCTTATAATCTTCCGCGCCCTGGGCGACTTCATTATGATAACAAAAAAGAGATTTCCCGTTGACGGCATTGCCGTAGTACAGCTCCGGATAAGCTGTCGCTCCCGGCACCACAACGCTGAATGGCCCGCATAATCCGCCGGCCGCCGTCGTATGCTGTTCCGATTGAACGCCGTCGGACACCTTGATCACTTCTCCTCCGGCAGACGGCGTGTATCCGTTGCATGTCAGCCGTATATAATAGCCGCACGGTTTTGGATTGGTTTTAAATCCGATGACCTTGTATGTGGTGGTAATGGCCGCGCCGATATTATTCGTACATTCAATCACCACACTGTCGCCGACATTAAACGCTGCGGCATTACACGACATATATTCAACCGGCACGCCGGAGACAGACACAACAGCGTTGACATTCAGATTCTGCGCGGAGCTGGTTGCCGCCTCAAGTGTAGCGTCGCAAGTATCTGCGTTATAATCTATTGCCGTGATGGTTCCGAATTTATATGTCGGGAGCCATTTCTGCCAGCCGGGCAGCATAGCCCAGTTGTAAAAGCATTGTTCCGGTGTTTGTGCCAATGACGCGCTTAATTGTCCATCACGTGCGGCGCTATATACGGCTCCGCCGTCATATCCCGGCCGGATCAGTACCGTTCCGCGCTCTCCGGGCACTTCAATCGTGCCGACAACTCCTGTTAAGTCTTCCGTCAGATCGGCACACCATGCCGACACTGTCGGATCATTGGATGTATTCGTTTCAAAATATTTAATCCTTAATTCGAGTGTTTTTTTTTGCAGCTCATAAAGATGTTTTTGCTGTAATAATGCCGCCAGTTCATTTTGCTGCTTAATCAGTGCTTGCGATGTTGTTTTTAAATCGTTGTGATGCGCCGGATCGTTGGCATAGAGAACCAGCAGAGCTTCACTAGCTGTAATTTCCGCGTTTTTCGCGGTGATCAATACTTCCGTGGCGGCAATTTGAGCGGCCAGCGCCGCAATATTCTCAGTCATTCTGGAAATTTGCGCCGTAATGCGTGCCCGCGCCAGGCTCACATCGACGCTATATAAACCGTCCGTCCCGCCGCCGCTGATTGTTCCTTTGCCCATGTCACTTCGCTCCAGTGAATAGTGAATAGTGAATGGTGAATGGTGAAGGGTGCATCACGCTTCGCTTACCTCCATAGTCTGAGAATCGACAGACATGGCGATGGATATATAATTTGCCGTGAATGTGTCGCCATTGACGGTCACGGTATCGCCCGGGCGCAGATACAAATCCGGCGAACATCGGTACCGCAATGATCCATCCTCAAGATTTTTATAGGAGGCGCCGGATAATGTGACGGATTTGGCCGTATAGGTATTTGTCCGGTGGCCTTCCAGCGTAATCGATTGATTGACCGCGCCCTGGTCGATCCTCACGTCCTCCAGATCCACGACCATAATGAGCTCGCTGATCTGGTTGCCGTCCGCGTATGTCTTGACCATATATACGGACAGTTCCGGAGGATCTTCCTCGTCCACGCGATTAGTTATGTCCGATGATTGCGAAAATCCCGGCGTAACAACGGATAAATATGACGGATCGCCGGAACTAAAGCGCCCCTGGAACGAGCTCATCGGAATCGTCAGCCGCGACAGGCCGCTGGCGACGGAAGGCGTCAGATAACAGACATAACTTATAATATAGTTTGTATCGACAAAACATAGAATGTTTCCGCACGATAACGACGCAATCGCGGCCAGAGCCGCAGGCGTGACCACAAACGACGCGGCAACGGACGAAACGGATAACGACGCCGTGACGGACAATGGTCCGGGCGTAACTTTCTGGAGTTCCGGCCAGGGCGTTCCGGACAGGCTTGTCGTCACAAATAACGGACCGGGCGTGACCGTCACGCTGTAATATTCCGCCTCCGTGAATTCCGCGCCCCATGAGCCCCATGCCGGTTCTACGGATCGCCAGTCGCGGACGATATAATCATCCAGATAAACATCATTTCCGGAGGCGGAATGATAATTTTCAAACAAGAATGTTCCGTTATAATCTGAATTTGTCAGCATCGTCGCGCCGGACTTTGCCAATGTATCATTCAGATAAATATCGAATGTCCCGGCCGTAAAATTAATATTCCGGAACTCAATGATATTCCACGCATCAGCGTTTATGTTCTTCGTCGTGTCATGCGCCGAGCCGTCGTAATAGAAAATATCCGAGCCGGCGCAGATCATTACAGCGATTATCTTTGTGCCGTTACCGTGGTAAAAATTGCACTGACCGAAGGCGTGTTCTTTATAGATTCTTGTTCTGATCGCGTAAGTCGAATCGATGACCGGCACGCCCGATATGGTGGCCGTAGACGAGGTCGATGAATCCACCCCGATAAATTTCGCGCTTCGCGTTCCTCCATATTTTTGCTCGGTGGATATATCAACATCACCGCGACGGAGCGTCCACGATCCTCCGATCGCGTCTCCGTTGCTCCCGCGCTCGAAATCATCGCCGACAATAAATGTATCGGCGATACTGGAATAGGCCGCAGCTCCGGCATTCCCGTAATACATATAAAAAGTTGTGTCGCCGGTCCCGATGGAATCAAACTCGATCCAGACCGTCGCCAGTTGGTTCGGCGTCGTCCCGGTAATGGATTCAATCCAGTAATCCAACAGCGTTTCGCCGTCGGACGCGGTAAAGCGCAGATCATTAAAATTGGACAGGCAATGACCGGCACAGTCAACGTCTTCGCCCGTTGCACCGGACGATTCGCCGACCAGTAATTTCATCTGATAATTACTGACAGCGCCGGACGCGCGGGAAAGCGTAATGCTTTTTCGATATGACCAGTCTGTTAACCAACCCATAGTCGCTACGCTCCTTCGGTTGATAGTTGATGGTTGTTGGTTGATGGTTTATGGTGCTATCAACTATCCATTCTTCTCTAATTATTTGCAATCACCGGGGCTTCTATTTTAAAGCTGGAGCCGTCCGAAATCGTGTAATCCGTCCCGAAATCGATGCAACCCACGACGGTCTTATCGGCGGATGTGTCGTCATAGATAATCGCCGCGCCTGTCGGGCCGATATCGCCTCCGGAGGCCGTCCAAGACGCATCATCGAATGTGCGGATGCCCTTGTCGTCTGTGTCATTTTCCGCCCAGGAGCCTCCCGAGAGATCCTTGTTCTGCTGCGTGTAGCCGAACCCCGTATCCAGTTCATCGGAAGGCGATCCGATGACATCCGCCAGCGTGGCATGCGCATCCTCATCGAACGCGAACGTAGTATTCATTAAGATAATTTTAAACGTATCCGCGGACACATCCACGGCCTTTTTTCCGAGCTGATATTTCCAATGATTGGATACAGTTTCTACAACAGCCATAATGACACCTCCGGTTCAATTGATGGTTTCTGGTTTTCACCATTCACCATTCATTATTCACTAATTTTCCCTTTAATAATAAACTTCATGGATATAACATCCCCGACATCTCTTAACTTATCCCAGCAGGCCGAAAAGACGCCTTCGTCGGTGCTGATATAGACCAGCGTTGTCACCTCGTGTATCGCCAACAATGCGTCCCACATCGTTTTCGATGACTCTATATTAATAATAAAATCCCGGTCGCCGTGCGCGTAGCCGGAATCGGTGACAACCACGCCGCCATCAAGCGTCTTTACGCGGGATATTCTGCGAGACAATGCGCGTAAATCACTGTCCGGCAGTGGCGTGATAATAACCGCCCCGTCCTCAAGATATACCGCCGATGAAATACCGATCTTAAATACGCTCACTTCGTTCGCTCCTTTACGTGAAACGTGAAATGTGAAACGTGAAGGGTTTTTTATTCACCATTCACTTTTCACTCTTCACCTTTTAACCCATCCCTAAAAGAAACTCCGCGCTGGATTCGTTAGCGCGGACCTGGACCTTCTTGATGATCTTCCACATGAAGGCCTCCAGTTCCGGTTCCAGACCGTCTGCCTGTATCTGCAGCGCAAAATTGCCGTCTCTCATTCTGTCGATTTTCAGTTGATTCATTTCCAACTGCATTTCGATGAGTTTTTTCTGTAGCTCGAATTCCTGCGCCCGAAATTTCTGCTCTTTTTCGATGGCATCCTCGATGATATCCGCGTTCCATGCGGAGGTGCTGTTTAAACTGGAAAACAAACTGCTTAAGACATTTCCGGTGGATTGGATGCCGGCATCAATCGACGAAAACATCGTTTTCATTTTTTCGACGCCCGCCTCGATTTCTGCAATATCGATCTTGGCCTTCCATTCCACCATGGTTTTGATAACATCGGCGTCTTTTTTGACCTTTTCCGCGTCCAGCTTCACATCGACATTTTTCTCTTTGGGCGCGGCGGCCTCGAGCTTTTTGCCTTCTTCGGCCAGGTTAGCCGGATCCGTCTTGACAGTCACTTCTGTCGTCTTGGCCGTTTCAATCTTATCGACGGCTTTTTGATATTCAGATACTTTTTTAGTGGCCTCGCCGGTCGCCTCGCCCGTTCCGTTCCACGCATCGACCACCTTGGCCGTGGATAACATCAGATCATCCGCAGCGCCGCTTAATTTTTCCTTGAGAGATTCCAGGGTTTTTTCGTTTTGCGCGATCTCCTTGGAAAAATCCAGTCCGGGAATCATATCCAGAAATTTAGCAACGCCTCCGCACAGCTCAAAGAATCCCGTGGCAACGGCATACAGCAGGACTTTTATGACATTGAATCCGTTTTCCAGCGCCGCAAAAAAGAACGTGAATATCTTCCCGGTGGCTTCCGCATCCACGCCCAGGGCAACCAGCGCGATAGACAGGGGACCAAAGAACTTATAGGCCATCCCGAATCCCATGAGATTGCCCATCAGTTCTTTGGTTGACGCGTCGAGTTGGTTAAATGCTTTAATGGCTTCGCTGATCGTCACGCCGATCGGCACGAATACCTCGATAATTCCCTGCGTAACGCTGATTAATGAGGCGATTGTATCGATAATGGTATTGATCGCATCTGTGATATCTTTCGCGCCCGCGTCCCCGAATACATCGCCGATAGCCTCTCCGACGTTACGCATCGCCTCGATGAGTTTGGAAAAGTCGAGATTCGCCATAACGTCCGGCATGGATTCCGCTATTTTTCCCATGGACGCGGCAAAGCGGGTCGCAAATTCGTCAAACACGGCAAACAGGCCGTTGAATGTTCCCGCGTCGATACCCTTGGCGATGCCCGATAATAAGAGCGCGAACGATCCGGCATATTTTGCCGCGGTCTCCTCCAGCCGCGTCCCGATTTCGATCATCATCACCTTGGCCGTATTGATGACCATCTGGGACTGATTAGCGAAAGTATCCGCCATTTTCTTATAGGCGGCTTCGGTGGAACCGGTGGATTCGTTTATCTTTTTTAGAGCGTCATTAAAAAAGGTCATGCCGTCGCCGGTGAGCTGCATAGCACCGTTTAGTGCTCTTACGTTGCCAAATAACAATGTCATTTTATCGGCATTACCACCGGTAGCAACCAGAACTTTTTGAAGCATGCCCTCCAGCCCTTCAGATTTAAGGGCGGCTACGGAAAAATCCAGTCCCATCGCCTTGGCTGCGTCCGATGCTTCTCTGGATGGTGCAGCGAGCGACGTAATAACCCCCTTGACAGCCGTAATCGCATCGGCTGTCTGCATGCCCTTGGCGGTCAGCGTCGTAACGGCTGCCGATAAGGACTCGAATGAGACGCCGAAATTTGCGGCGACGCCAACGACCTGCCCCATACTCTGTCCCAGATCGTCGATGGTCTGTTTTCCGATCAAGGTTGACGTAAAAAACACATCATTAAGATGGCCGACATCCTTGACGCTGTATCCATAGGCGTTCATGGTGCCGGTTAAAAGGTCGACGGTTGTATTGAGATTGGCGTTATTAGCAACGGCCAGTTGCTCGGCCTTGCTCATAAAATCCAGCGAATCGCCCCACTGGATGCCAGCCTGCGCCGCCGTGTAGAGCGCGGCGTTGACGTCCGATATGGATTTGACTGATGTTGTGGAATATTGCAGGACCTCATCGCGGTATCTGGCCAGGTCATTTCCCGTGGCTTCCACCGACGTGGAAATCAGCGCGAATTCCTTATTGAAGTTAGATGATTCCCGGATGGCCAGGGCGATGCCACCCGCTACCAGGGCCAGGAGCGCCGCGTCGAGCTTTAAAACATTCTTGCCCGCCTTATCCAGCGGATCGGCCATTCCGTCAAGCGTCTTTTTCAGGGACGTCATCTGCCCGTCTATGCTTCGCATGACGGCGTTGAGTTCCTTATTCTCGCCCTGGAAAATTATCTTTAATGTTTTTTCTAAATCGGCCACGGTCGCTCCTCGCGCTAGGTTCTAAGTTCTATGTTCTAAGTTCTATGTTTTTTCAACGTTGAACGTTGAACATTGAACGTTGAACTTAAAACTTCATTTCACACTTCACTTACTGCTATTAAGTTCTTCATAGTATTTTGACCATAAGCACATTTCCGTCTCGCTCAGGTAATCATACGGCATGATGTCCGGCCGTACCTGATAGAGATATGTTTTCCGGTCGTAACACAGCGCGAGGGCATTCCTCACGTCTTGATTTCCCCAGAGCTCGTCGGCTTTTTTTTTACCTGCGCGCCCTGCCCGGTCAGCTCGCTGATCTTTTGCGTGATCAGCATAAATTCAACGGGAAAGAACGTGCACAGCCTGACGGCCAGCTCCTCGTCAATTTCCGGATCCACGCTGCCCAGCCGTATCATCGACAAACGGCGGACAATATCGCCGGGCGTTTTTTCATCCATGCCCAGCAATTCCTTGATAGCCTTGGATTTTTCGGCGGATTGGCTGGACAAAAGCGCGGACATGATCGCCTCGATATTCTTGTTGCGATCATGCGCCTCATTGACTTTTCCCAGTTCGTGGCCGGAAAGTCCCCGGACAATCCAGACAGGTTCCGTCCCCTCTTCGAAGAATTCCTTCAAATCAGGGACGGGAACCTTGTCCTGGCGCGGCTCAAACTCCGCCTTGATAAATTTCTTCTTATTAAAAGACACTCGCTTCGCTCCTTCCCTGTGGATAGTTGATAGTGGATGGTGTATGGTAAAAACCATGAACTATGAACCATGAACCATCAACTAACTCGCTTTCCCCACGCCTTCTTCGGTCGCGGAAATATCATTGATCCCGCTGGAGAAGGATGTAAGTTTGGATTCAATCGTTCCGAGCGCTTTTTCTAACTCCGCCGATTTTGCGCCGAATACGATTTCTACTGTTTTTTGCAGGTCAGCCATTTATTTCTTACCCTTTTTTTATCTGCGATATTAGATACTCAACTTCATGCCGCATATTCTTCATCAATCTTTCCCCTGCCAATTTTTTCAGGACATCAAAATGGACAGGATCCGATAAATAATCCTGAATGCGCGGACCGTACAGCGCTTTAACCGGCAGGCGATATTCTTCCGGCATCCATCTTGCCGGGATGTATCTGTTTTGTTTTGGGCTCCACACATAACCGACTTTACCGGCCATCTTGTTAATCTTTGACGTTTTGCCGCCATGTTTCTCATCGTGATATTTACGACGATAAACCTGTTCCGATTTTTGATCGCTCCTCACTTTACCGATGTAGGCGTGTTTTACTATTTTACGCCCGCTGCTTTTCAGGACCCGGACAGAGACGCCTTCATTCGTCTGCTTTGCGCCGTATTTGATCAAACGAATAAACGTACCTTTGCTTGATACGGCCGCCGTCGGATTTTTAAACGCGGCTTTGCGAATTTTCCAGGACGCCCGGATGTCTGATGCTTTCAGCGCGTAATACCCTGTCAGCATTTTGACGCCGTCCGTTTTAACGCCGTCTGCCGTCTTGTTAATTCCGCGCACCTGGGCCTTGACCAACTCCGCGCCGCTGAGTTTTTTCATCATCTGTTTTATTTCCTCGATATCCTGAGGGTTGATGCGCACATTCATCCGCCTACCACCTGTAATTTAGTTCCAGTTGCCCGACGGCCTCTCCACTGGAGTTGCCTTCCGCATATAAGCCGGCATGGACATTGCCCACACGGAAAAACTGCCACCGGCCGAAGACGGTTATTAATTGTTTAAATTCGTCAGTCGTATATCCGGCGCGGGCGCCCAGCTCTTTTTTATTTTCAAAGGCTAAAAGCGATAAAGGCCGCTGCTTGGCGATGATATTTCCTGCTCCGGTTTTTGTGTTCAGTGTCGCGACCACGTCCGTCTTGCCTTCATACGGTTGGATCTCCGCCGTGGCGATGACCTGTTCATCAGCGTTTTGGGCAAACCAGTTCGGTAACCTTAGCTTTTCGACGATCTTTTCTTTTTCGATCGTGACAATTTCCGTCGGTCCGGGAACGCGGACTTTCTTTATTTTCACGACTTCCCTGATTTCCGGCACGTTGACGTATTCGATCTGCGATACGACCGGCTTATTGCGTTCGCCATACCAGGCTTTCAGCGCGGCTACTGCAATGAGCAAAAGCAACGCGATGATTATAGCCATGATGATTTTAGTCTTGTCCATGATTGTGCTCCCGCGATTTACGAAACGCCCAGATCCCCATAGTGGACGTGAAAAATCCGATAATCAACGCGGCCATATTAGCCATGCGGTCAGCCACTTCATCGCAAAACGCGCCGATGACAATCAGCAGAAGAATGACCACCGTGATCATCAAATTGACAAAACTCCCGCGAATCGAATTTTCTTTTTTGTTCCAGGCTAAAGACTTCAAGTTTTCACCCTCACCTTAATCCTCTCCCCTCAAGGGAGAGGAAAATTTATTCTCTAATCACCATCAACCATTAACCATCAACTATCAACAATGAACCATGAACCATCAACCATGAACTATCGTGATAAACACCTTTCCACGCTTCAAGGCGGCAACTAAACGCGGCATAAAATCGTTGAACGCTTTTCTGCTTTCGCCGATAAAATCAAGGCCGCGGGCGAATCCGATCAACGGGCAGCCGTGCGTGTCTTCGTCCGTGTTGCCGGCATGAATTCTGATTCCCTCAAAGTCCGGCACGTTCATCAGCAACGGCATGACGCGTTTAAACCGGTTGGAATAATTCGTTATCACCTCATAACGGCCGTACGGAATGGCCGTTTCGCCGTATATTTTCAGCGCGCGCGTCCAGGGCAAAATGGATCCGTCGCATTGGCGTTGCCTGTCTTTGTCCTCCAGCGAGTAATAGTAGCGGACACCGTCGATCAAAAAATCGCCGATCGTTGAATTCCCGGTAAATTTCGCTCGGATGATAGACAGTTCCATCATTACAACCTGCGCTCCCGGATAATGACGCCGGTGGTTTTCGGGCGGCAATCATCCGCGCTGCACTCGATCTGGTGATCATGTTCATGCAGCTGAAAATAGACAGTTTTTTTAAATTTCTCGAATTCATCCTGTTTGACCTTTTCATCCAGTCCGGCGCAGACGGAATTTAATTTATTATCGAATTTTCCAAATTCCCTTCGAATAAACCAGCCGACCATCAGACATAACAACCCAATCAGATAGTTCATCAGATCCACATGTTCAAACCAAGACGGCGCACCCATTTGACAGTCCCCTTGATATCTGATAACCGTTTAACAGCTTTACGACCGGCAGCGGCGTGTCCTCTTGCCGCGACGGGAAGTTACCGCTTCCCGGCCGGTCACCCTTTACTTTTTGCGTTTCCTGGCCGGTTTCTTCGGTGGCGGAGGAGGCGGCCAGGGCAACGGCCTTTGCATTTTCTCTGGATTTATTTTTAATACGGTCTGTTTTTTCTTTTTCGCGCTCAATAAATTAAGTTTTTGCGCTTCGCGGACCAGCTTTGCTTCCGGCTCGGCGATTGAATAATGAAGCAGCGCGACCAGGATGCGATACGCCCGGAACGCGCCGATAGCCAGCGTGGCCAGAAACAGCAGCACAAAAACCAGCGCGATGATCCCGCCGGATAATTTCAGCAATGTCGAAATAAACATGATTAATATTTCCATGACTTAACCTCCCTTATTTGGATTTAATTAAACACGGCGTTGTAAGGCTGATCTTTTCCAGCGCCGGTTTTATCAGGCTAATATTTTTTAATTGGATTTTATCGCCGGATTCCGCCCACTGAGCATAAAGCGTTGTATTGCTTGCTGGCATTGAGAAAGTAGCCGCTGGTGCGTAATCCGTCCCGCTTCCGTCTGAGGCTGTGTTCCAACCGGCAAACGTATAGCCGGTTTTTACAAGGCTTCCGGTGTTACCAAGGACTGTGACGGTATCGTTTTCATTATAAGGACTGCTTGCATCTACCGGAACCGAGCCTCCGGTGTTTCCGTTTCCGTCGTAAGTGACGGTGTGGGTTGAAACTCCGGCTGAATAACTCACTCCTAAGAAAGTGAAGAATTCAACAACTCCAGAAGGAATTATATATAAGAAATTATTATCCCCTGAGCTGTCGTCACGGTCTTCCAAGAAAACAGTCAATGCTGATATTTCACCCAAGTCGGCAGCTTCTTGAAGACCTGTTTTAATATCTCCTGATTCTTGATATGCTCGAGTATAAGTACCTGTCACAGGAATAGAAGCTGTTCTTGTTCTGGTATTGTAGTCTTCAACCGAGGAGACTAATGTTGAAGCATTGTCTTTATCAAAAGAAAGAGTACAGGCTAAGCTAGCTCCACCTAACCCCATCCCTCCGCCCTTATCATAAGTAAAAAATAGTAGTTTAGCCGAATCTATGGTTGAACCTGCTGGAATGGAAATGGGAAAATGGAACGCTATCCCCATTTTTGTTAAACTTTGTGCTGTAAAGTCGCCAGCTAATGCGGCATAAATAGGGGCTTGTGGCGCAGAGTACACAAACTGACTCCCATCCCACGCTATAGGATAATACTCAAACCCTTCACTATAATGTTTTATCATTGCCATATCATCATAATAAGATATAGCCGGATAGACAGCAGGGTCAATTGCCGCCCATGTAAGAGAGCAATTATCCGAGAGGTCTGATTCAAGCGGAAGGTCAACCACTAGAACGGAATTTTTGTAAAACTTAAAGTTCTTGATACCATAATAAGATGCGTGGTCGTTACTCGATGGAAAGCCCCAAAATCCGTTACTGGCTGCTTTCGCATCGTAAGCACTCCAATCTGTTGTGTCTTCTCCCGTCCCATCAGTAACGCTATCAACTTTAATCGTTGTCGTTCCTGATACTCTCTCGATTTCAATGGAATGCCACTGCAAATAAGATAAAGCACTTGATTGGATGCCAGCAACAGATATTTTCTTGTCTGTGTTTATTTTAATAGCGCCAGCAAACATATCCACGCTGAATATCGACAACAGTTTAATATCAAACGACATCTTATAGTCGCCTGTTCCGACCCCTTCTATGACTCCGCTTGGAGCTGCTGTTCTAATTGTGTTGTTTAAACACCACATAAATCACCTTTAAAAACTATTAAATTGCTTCGCTGTTCTTGGACAGCTAGAACCGCTTATCGTTACTGAAGGAGCGGTTTCTTCCCAGAACTGAAACTCATGTAGGCAGTCAGATAGTGTAATAGTATGGGGAACTATTTTTACATTGCTTACTGTTTGAATTGAGCCAATCTCGACTTCCATGTAATCAGTATAAGTAGTTACTTGTCCATCGAATATCTGATGATACGCACCGCCATAATAAACAGATATAGTTAAATCAGCCTTATACCAAGTAAGAACAGAAGCCCAGACTCTAATCTTACTGCATAGAAGCGGCGAAGCAGGTGTCAAAAAAGCCTCATCCTCTCTTGACATATAAGCAAAGGTTCCAGTGTCTCCGTCATACGCTTTTTCAGGGTCGCTATACCAAGTACCACTATGACTTGTCGGACTTACCCATCCCATAATTTACTCCTATGCCGTTCCGGTTGCCTGTGAACCGTCTGCTTTGTAGAACTTCTTGCCTGAGGCGACATCGGCTTCAACTGCATCCGTCCAGTCAGAAACATCTCTTACAGTAGCCGCGCCAGCAACTCCTAGAATCGTGACTCCAGACTTAATATTTCCAGTAGCCAAATCAGCATCCACTACGGCAAGGTCAACAGTAGTTGCATCGTCAGAACCGTCTGTATAACCTTCCGCTGGGACAACATGAAGGACTGTTCCGGCATCCATATGAGCCGATACAGAGGCTACGTCTCCAGCGTTGTTCGGCATTGTTCCTTCAAGCTTTGTCTGGTAATTATCTTTATAAAAGAATTTACCATCAAGGACTTCTCCGACAACCGCATCCCCTGTCAGAGCAAAGCCAGCGTCTATCTTATCTGATATAGCCTCCAAGCTATCAGTCGTATTATCGTAGGTAAATGAACCATCTTTATGAAGGGTATCGGCTAGAGTGCTCGCTACCGGAGCTGCTGTAATTCCGATAGAGCTTATATTTTTTACGTCCTCATAAAGATGATACCCAGATATAAGGGCGAAGGTGTCTGTGTTTACAACCGCTCCTGTGAAAGCAGGAGACACTGTAAAGGTATCAGTCCCTGCATCGAAGTCCGTAACAACACGAGCCTGTCCTTCATTCGTTCCTGTAAGAGCAACCATCAAACAGCCGTTCCAGTAATCATCAACCTGAGTAAAAGCAGTGTCGGTAATCGTAGTTGTGCTTCCGGCTGAGGCTGTAACAGCGTATGAACCAGAAGCAACCGCATCTGCAATAGCTTCTAAAGAATCAGTTGCCTTATCAAAGGTATTCCCACCAGACGCTTTTGACAGGATGTCATTCAAGCTTCCTGCCGTAGGAGCAGCCGGAACGATTGTGTTAAGGGCTGTATCAACTTCTGCGTTAATCGACCCCAGGGCTGTCGCATTCCATGTTACATTAGAATCACTCTTTGGAACTTTAGCGAGTTCTGTTTCAACGTCATCCACTAAAGTTTCGATAGCCGAAAGCCCGTAAGTGGCGTTGTCTAAGCGGTCAGTTATTAAGCAGGTGTATAAATCTTTCCCTGCTACGTCAGGAACCCCCAAAACCGCTAATGCGCTTTGTAAATTGGTCTGTCCAGAGAAGTTTCCCAAATCAATATTCACTTCGGTTACTTTATCAGAGATAGCTTCTAAAGAGTCTGTGGTATTGTCATAGGTAAACGAACCGTCTTTGTGCAGGGTGTCAGCAAGAGTATTGGCTACCGGAGCAGAAGTAACTCCTACTGTGTTGACGTTCTTTGTGGTGTCGTAAAGAGAACTTGAAGCTGGAAGTTGGGTTCCGAGTCCGCCGTTGTTTCCAGCGATATATGAAGCAAAAGAACCTGCTGTCATTCCTACCGTCACAGCAGTATCATGTAGTCTATCAGTGTCAACTTTGATGTCATCAACTATAGTGTCGATGTCGATGATGTCAGTGATGAGATTAGACCACACCATTGCCG